ATGACATAAGCCAGACTATACTCTTGAGCGAAATAAAAAAAACAATGGGTATTGATCTTAACAAACTTTAAAATAAGATATTTTATTACAGTATTTATGATAAAAATAACGTCATGGAATACGAAGATAATAAATTGAAATTGATTTACGTACATAAAATCGGGTACGATTCGAAAAACAGAGGATTATATGAATTTATTTTTTCACTTGATGAAACTAACATCGACATGGAGGGTTGGTGTTGGGACATGTCACCTGCTTGCGATAATGCAATGCCACCAACTGAAGAATATATTAATGCTGTTTTTAATTTAAAAACAGATTCATTTGATTTGTTCTGTTTACATGAAGCTGTTGATAGAGAATATATGCATGGTTATCATACCATTCATTGTTTAGCATATGAAATTGAAAAGAAAGATGAAGACGGTAATGTTAGCGATTATCATAATATGTTTGAAAGCGAAAACAACGATCTTCCTTTATTGGTCTTTCATTATGGTATGACATTGGCAAAAGTTAAAGATTTACTTAATTCAAGAAAAATTATATTAAAAAATAATGAATTTGTAGAAACATCTTCTATAAAATTCTAACGTATTTATAATAGAGTTCATCCTGCCATATTCGGAGGAAGGAAATTCGAAGCGTGATAAGTCATGATACTTACCACGCTTTGCGGTTTTATATAGTGAGAGTATTTATTATAAAAATTTATAATGAGTGTTAAAGATATCGACCCCGAAAATGTTATTGAAAATGTTAATGATGATTTGTTTCCCGAACATGTCCCGTTAATACCACTTGATCTTGCAAGAGAAAAACAAAAAGAAGAAATTAGAAGACTTGCTACTGAACTTAGAAAAAAAGGTGGTCAAGCTGAACCAATTATTGTTACAAAATCTGGTGCTGTTAAAAAGGGAAATGAATTAACTAAAGAAGAACAGGAAGAAGAAGTTCTTCGTTGTGGCATGAATCCAATTTATTTTATTGAAACGTATCTTACAGTTTTTGATCAAACACAAGGACTTGCTGGTTTGATTGTACCCTTTAAGTTATTTAGTTTTCAGAAAGAATTGATACAAACATATATGGATAACAGATTTGTTGTTGCTAACAAATATCGTCAAGCTGGTATTACAACAACTACTTGTGCATATATTGCTTGGTATGTTATGTTCAATTCAAATAGACAGGTTGCAATTGTTGCCGATAAACTTGAAACAGCACGTGATGAAATTATGAGTGATGTTGTTTTGTTTATTGATGGCTGTCCTAAATGGTTACGACCAAAAACTGGTAGAGAAAGTGTAAAAAATTTGAAAGATACGCAGAAAGATAAAATATATGATAATAGTTCAAGAATAGGTGCTTTCAGTTCAAAAGGTCTTCGTGGTATGACACCAACATTAATTTTCTGGGATGAAACCGCATGGACAGAAAAAGGTGATAGATTCTGGACTGCTGCAAAACCTACATTGGGTACTGGTGGTGGTGCTATTATGGTTTCAACACCTTCAGGTCTTGATGCAGTATTTTATAAGCATTTTATGGGTGCACGTGACTTAGATGAAAATGGAAAAGGTAAAAATGGTTTTACGGCAGTTGAAATTTGGTGGTTTAATGACCCAAGATATAATAAAGATTTGTGTTGGTATAAGAATAAAGATAAAGAAACGGAAACTAAATTGGTTGATCAGAATTGGGACGATAAAATCAGAATTAAGATGATGGATGATGGTTGGGAAGCAAGTTCTCCTTGGTTTCAAGAACAAATTGATGGTTCAAATGGAGATATGCGTAAGATTGCACAAGAATTACTTTGTTCATTTTTGGGTTCTGGTGATAACTTTATTGCAGAAGAATTTCTTAAACGTATACAAGATGAAGAAATATTACCACCAAAAAAACAAGAATATGTTGATAAAAACATGTGGATTTGGGAAGACTCAATTATAGGTGAAGATTATATTATGGCTTTGGATGCTTCACCCGGTCATGGAGAAGATAATTCTACTTTAAATATGCTTAAAACTGTTGAAGTTATTGAAGAAAAGGTAATTACAAAAAATGGAAAAACTAAAAAAGTTAAAATCAGACGACATAAAGTAGAACAGGTTGCGGAATATTATGGTAAAGTAACTCCACAAATGCTTGCTGAAATTGCACTTATATATGGTAAGGCATATAATAACGCATATTGCGTGGTTGATATTACTGGTGGTTATGGTGTACAAACAATTGAAAAATTGCTTGAATATGGTTATGAAAATATTCATTATGCTGAAGTAACACATAAACCAAGTAGAGATAGATTACAAGGTTATATCAAAAAAGGTCAGAAAACAATGGCTGATGGTCAGATACTTAATGTAGATTTAATCCCCGGTTTCTTTATTGGTGGTAATCGTGCTTCTGTTGTTCTTGAAATGCAAAGAGCGATTCATTTAAAAGATGTTATAATTCATTCAGTCAGATTATTAAATGAATTAAAAACATTTGTAACTGTTGCTGGAAATCGTGTTGCTGATCATAAGCGTTCATTTCATGATGATTCAATTATGGGATTATCAATTGGTTTATACGTATTGAATTATGATATGAGACGTTATAAACAAAGTAAAGGCATTACTGAAAAAATGATTAATGCAATTATTACAAATAATGATATTGGTGAAATTAGAAAAAGAATAGCTACTGGTAATACACTTACTATTAGAGATACCACAGTTAAGAATAAACCAATGATTTCACCTAACAGCGTATCACCATTAAATCCATATGGTGCAAATGCATGGTTATTTGATGGATTAAAAGAGAAAAAGAAAAATTAATATGTATTTATATTTAAATGACTTTTCAGAGAATTCTGAGTATTTATAAAAAAATATAAAAAATTATAAAATGGCTGAAGAAAAAAAAGGTGGAACTATATATCAACAACTTAATTCATTTTTGAATTTGGGTAGTATGGATGTACAAACTGCACAACCAACAGTATCTGCAAGTACACCGCCAAAAGAATCAAAAATTATTATTAAAGGTAACACACCAGAAGAAATACATAGAAAGGGTTTGGAGTTAGAGCAGAAAAGAGAACTCCAGAATAAATTTTTTCGTACAACAGATAGGGGTTTTCAAAAGGCTTTACAATATGAAGCAGCCAGACTTCCAGCATATATTGATTATGAAGGTATGGAATATTACCCAATTATTTCAAGTGCATTGGATTTATTCATGGAAGAATCTACAACAATTGGTTTCAATGGTAAAATGCTTAACGTATATTCTAATAAAGAACGTATAAAATTTTTATTGGAAGAATTCTTTTATGATATTGTTAACGTGAACGTTAACTTACCTTTCTGGGTAAGAAATATGGTGAAATATGGTGATAATTTCGTATTATTATATGGTGAACGTAAAAAGGGTCTTACTCATGTAAAACAATTGGTTAATTATGAAATTGAAAGATTTGAAAGAATTCAAAACGGAAAGCCATTTGTAAGATTTAAAGAGAGAATGACTGGTGATGAATTCAATACATTTGAAATTGCTCACTTCAGGTTACTCGGTGATGATAAATATTTACCATATGGTTCATCAGTACTTAATAAAGTACGTAGAGTTTTCAGACAATTAGTTATGGCTGAAGATGCTATGTTAACTTATCGTATTATTCGTGCAGGTGAAAAGAAAGTATTCAAAATTGATGTTGGTAATATTGATGAAGACGATATTGAAGAATATATCTACAAAGTTGCTACTAAGTTCAAAAAAACTGCACAGGTAGCTCCAAATGACGGACAGATCGATTATCGTTTTAATATACTTGGTAATGATGAAGATTATTTCCTTCCAGTTAGAAATGCAAATACACAAACAGGTATTGATACGCTACCGGGTGCAACAAACTTAGACGCTATTCAAGACATTGAGTATCTTCGTGATAATTTATTTATTGGTCTTGGTATTCCAAAACCATTCTTATCATTTCAGGATGCTGCTGGTGCTGGTAAAAACATGGCACAATACGATATAAGATTTTCAAAAAAAATTAATCGTATTCAGCAAGCAATGATTCAGGAACTCAATAAAATGGCAATGATACATTTGTATCTATTGGGTTATACTGGTGAGGATTTGAGTGACTTTACATTAACGCTTACTAATCCAAGCACGCAGCAAGAATTGTTAAAATCAGAATTAATGCGTGATAAAGCACAAACATACACTGAATTGACCCGTGCAGAAGGTGGTATTGCTGCAATGTCACATACAAATGCTAAGAGATTAATGTTTAATTGGAGTGATAGAGAAATTGTTAATGATCTTAAACAACAAAAAATGGAGAAGGTTGTTATGCAAGAACTTATGGATTCTCCTGTTACAATTAAGAAATCAGGATTGTTTACAGATATTGATAATAGATTTGGTGAACCTGAAGCTGCAATGATTGGTGCTACTGGTAATACTGGTAATACAGGTGGTGGAATGCCTCCTGCTGGCGGTGGAATGCCTCCTGCTGCTGGTGGTGCTGGTGGAATGCCTCCTGCTGGCGGTGCTGGTGGTGGTATGCCTCCTGCTGGTGGTGGTGCAGGTGGTGCTGGTGGCGGAATGCCTCCTGCTGGCGGTGGTGGTATGCCTTCATTAGCTGAAACTAAAAAAGGCATGTTAACTGAGGCAGAATATGATATATTTCTTGAAAACATGGTAGCAATCACAAATACAGAACCATTATATAAAAAAGAAATTAGGCATAAGGAACTAATTAAAGAAAATAATGAAATTAATGAAAATTTAAATAAAAAAGCACAATATATGGTTGAAGAAATCAGTATTCTATTAGAAAATGGCGAAAGTATTAATACAGGGAAAAAACTTGATGAAGGAGAAGATGTTGATTTCGAATCAATTGAGAACATTGAAATAATTGAATAATTAAAATAAACGTTTATAACTAATTACAGTATTTATAATAAATCGAATTAATCCATATGAAAAGTATCAATATAGGAGTTGTTAATTTAGTAGTTTCCAAGAAATTAAAAGATGCTTACTTCAGCAATTCTTTAATTGAAGAGTCAAAACAAATAACGAATGATTTTTTCAGTATTGTAAAAAAATCACCAATATTACAATTGGAATTTAAAGTGTTTAATAATATAGAAAATAAACACATTGAAAATGATTTGGTTGCAACACGTTATATTGATAACAACATTAAGTTGTTTGAAGTTTGGACACTTAAGGAATTGGAAAAAGAACATGAAAAATTAAAACCATTTCTTACTGAGGATATTCAGGTTGACGATAATAAGGTTCAATTATATATTGCCATTGGTAATTTGATTAAAGAGTCTTTAAGCAATTATGATGCTGTGGACGTAGATGACATTCACGAATCCTTTACGCTGGTCTTAGATCACGTTAAAACTACCAAACAAAGTCTTGTTGAAGGTGTAGATGTTGATCTTGTAAATGAAGATGTTATTGAAATTGCTGTTAATAAATATAATGAAAAGTATGAATCATTAGCCGAAGAAGATAAAACATTGCTTCAAAAACTTATTAAGTCTGATGATAGTGAAAAAGAAAAACTTCTTGAAGAGTATAAAAACACAGACTTAAAAATAATGGAAGAAATTAACAACACTTCTGTTGGTGATTGGAAAATTAAAGCAATCCAAAAGATCAATGAAATGAAATTCAATCCTCAAACAGTAGATGATGACATCATTGGTTTACATGAGTTAAAGAAAGATTTAATATAAAATTACGTTAATGGCGGTGAGTCGAAAAAATCTTTTCTCATCATATTCAAATCAAGTTTATTATTAGAACTGCTAAATTGCCAAATTTTCCAATCATTCCATCCTTTTGCGATTATTGGTGCATTCCATTCTGGTGAATTTTTTGGTGCTGTTGGATATGCTGCATGCCAAAGTGGTTGTGACCCAAAATTATTACTTGTTTTAAGAGTATAAAAACTATTATTGCCATAGAGAATAGTATTATTATATCCTTTGCTTTTTAATACAGAAAGAAATGTATTAATCCACAAATCATTAGTGGATTTGGACAATGACCAGTGTGTGTGTATATTCTTTTTATCATCATCATAATCTTCCATGTCTAATATAAGTGGAAAATCAGGTTTGTTCTGTAATTTCTGAACCACATTAACGAAATGTGTTGCTTGTGCTGTAGCGTCTTTAATTGCTTCAGCATCAGTACCACCTAAGAATTGTTGTGCATAATGATAATATGCTATTTTAAGTCCTACTTTTTTTGCACCAATAGAATTTAATGTTCCTTGCGTATCAGTAGTACCTGTTCCTTGACTAACTTTTATTATTGCAAATTTAGGTGTGCGATAATCTGGATTTGTATTGCTAACTGCTTGCGTCCAAGAATATTGTCCTTGTGCGTAAGAAACATCAATTCCATAAACAGAATTTAAGTCGTCCAATCTTTTTTGTGATATTGTTATTGCTTCTATGCCTTTTGTAATATCACCAGCAGACATGTTGGTAGGACTTGTACTATCAGAATCACCACCTTCAAATCCCATTATTGCTGCAGGATTTAATACTCTTGGTACGGGATATCTTAATATTTTAGTACCCCCAAAGCTGGTCATCATTCTATTTCCTTCAATGGTGTGTTCGACAGTTAAAATAATATATGCTCCGCTAAATAATGGTACATTTTCTAATTGAAAATATTGTGTTGGTTGTATCATAGCATTTCCCAAACCAGTGATTGTTGCTTTATATGCTCTGTTTTCATATAAGGTAAATAAATTTTGACCTTTAGGTATAGGTGATTGTATTTTATTATCACCAGCTAATCTTGCCAATATTTGTATTGATTCATTTGTTTCTGGGTATTCTTTACTATCAATTTTTATATCAGTAAACATTGACTGATTTTGTTCTCCAAATCTTACTCTGAATGCTCTTACTTGTCCCCAAGGGAAGTTTTTATTGTTACTTACTTGTTTTCCGTCTTCAGAATTTGGGTCAATTCCATTTGCCAAATTATTGTTTGCATCAAGTGGTGGTTTTGTGTTAAAATCAACCACACGTACAGTTGACATGTCGGTAATACCGTCATCAATAAATCCATTGGCAACACCTGTTGGATAACTTGATGTACCACCAATATACATGCAAACATATGCTGCATTTTGTATTGTGTTTATACTTGGGGCAATTTTAAATGAATCAGTCCAGCTTTGTTGTGTGTATGACATAAAATTTTGTAATGGAAAGAATTCAAATCCGTTTAATGATAATATTTGAGACAACACACTAAATACTGAAATGTTGGGGTCATCAAACATTTGTGATAAAACTTCAACATTTAATATTGTGTCGCCAATAGGATTCATTGCTCTATCGACAAAAACAAATGAATCGATCAATGCTTTATTATCTTCGTTTGAGGGGTAACCTCTACCCTTTGCATTTTTTATGTCAGGATTTGTAAGCCATTTATCGTTAATGTTTTTAAACGAATAATATGTTTGCGTTATAATGTCTTCATCACCACTTAATTTAAGATTTTCGGTATCTTCTTTTTTTAATTCATCTTGTTTTGTGTTTAAATTACTTAATAGTTCAGAAAAAAACGCATTAAAATATAAATCATTGGCTTGTTTAATTTTAGGGTGTGTAGTATCTGCATTTAATGCTTGAAGTGATGTGTATCCAGCATTTGTTGCACCGCTACTAAATGTTATTTCGCTATAATTTAAAATGTTTGTTCTGGTTATTAATGGCGAAAGAATTGTGAAATATTCAGAACCTGCACCATCTTCCTTTGATTTTGGATTTAAATAATATTCATATCGTTTTTGTTTTTCAATTATAACTGCTGCAGTATCGGTAATGCTTTTATATGCAACATCTTTTTTAACTTTATCATACATATCGTAAACTCCAGTTAATATATTATTATAATTACTGCTTTCAAATATATCAAACTCACTTACATAATTATCTTTATCTTGTTCTGATAAATATTTGTCAATATCGTGAAGATCGGCAAAAATAAAAACTCCTGAACTATCTAAGTTTTTTCCAGCACCAGTTGTAAAAAAATCCTTTATTGTTTTTGTATTAAATGTTGAATTTGGGTCAATATCATTTCTCAGTGCATATACTAATAATCCAATATATGCTGGTAAAAACGTTGGTACTTGCATAACTCCAGCGATATTGAATATTAATGAATTTAATTTGTTTGGATATACATTAAATGGACTTAACGTAAAGCCATAGTTTGATAAAAACATTAATTCGCTTAATCTTTTATTATATGTTAAAAGATTGTTAGCATTAATAATGGTATCATATAATTGATCGTCATAATGTGATAATTGAGAAGTCCACGGGTTAATAATATTATCAAAATTAGCTAAATAACTTGCAGAACTATATGGAACATTACTGATTTTTTGAAAATATGCATTACCGTATAATAAAAAATTCGGAATATTTTTTTTATCTCTATTAGCACTTACATTATACTTACTCTCTGTATTAATGAACGCATTTGAGTTTAAATATCTTGTATTCATATTAACACCTTGTTGATCAAGAACAGTATCGGTTGTAACAACAGCATTGTTTTTTACTAAACCATCCATTATGTATATTAAATTTTCATTGGTAAATAAATAAAATGTTTGAACTGGTTTTCCTAAAAATATATTACCAATTAAGCCACGCATTTTTTTTATGTCATTTTGAAAACTGTCTACAGGTTTGGTAGATGCATTACTTTCATCAAAATTTTGTATTGAAATGTTTTGTTTTTTTATTACACTCCCGACATATTCTGGATTTTTTTTATCAACATAAGCATTAATAAAATCTGAATTATCATTAGCTAACGGAAGTGAAGGATTTTTAGTATTGCTAAAATTATAATGATCAATCATACCATTTTTTGGGTCATTTAAATAAGTATAAAAATTAGTTAAATTACCATTAAACATAGTGGCACTGCTTATTAAATTTTTTGCATAATTTGTTTGATTTACAGAATTCGCTAAGTTTACTGCTTCTGCTTTTGCATAAAAATTAACATACGCATTACTAACACCCTTTTGTGTACTATAAAAACTTGTTGGATATGAACTCTGTGATAATATATAAAATCTATCCAATACAATTTTTAATATTTGTGATAATCTATTATCGGAACTTAAATTAATTGGCATCCCTGTGCCACCATCATTTGTGTCTACGCCAAAGAACGGACCGATATATGCACTTTGAGTTTCATCGCTTCCAAGTTTTGAATCAAGTGGTGATATTGGTATCCATTTATATGTACCGTCATCATTTAATTGAGCTTTTTGATTCATTACTTCATTAAATTTTCTTTGTCTGTTAAATGTGTCAATAAAACCTTGAATCAATATTAATTCAGGAAATGGTTGCGATAGTTGTTGGCTTAATTTGACTGGTGCAACTCTAACTTCCTTTTGACCGCCAGTAACATTTTGTTTATCAATTACTAAAGGAAATGAATATATTTTTTTATCGGTTGTTTTTTGATTGATATCAACATATTGATTGTTGCTTAATATAAGATTATTATATTCTGCAATATTGTGATGATTTTCTGCCTTGATTGAAGTGGCATTAAGCGTTCTAAAGAAAGTATCGACATCATCTAAAATTATTTTAAATATGTTATATATTGTAGGCATCATGCCAAGTTTTTGCATTATTGTCTGATTGATAATGGTATTAATTGTAGTGCTTAATGTGGCTTTTGTTTGATTTAACAAATTTTGATTTTTGTATAAACTCATATATAAATCAGTAACATCAATTCCAGTGTAAATTGTAAGTTGTTTGCTATTGGTAAGTGTACTTACATCATATGGATTGGTGAAATATACTGGCGGTATGCTAACATTACTGTTTGATAATTTAATATCTTTATAACTATTTAGTAATTCATTTTTATAACCTCCTAAAATCAAATCAAAATTATTGTTTTTGGTTTCAGTAGTGGCAGCGTATGGTATAGTGTCTGTTTTTCCTGCAATATATGCAATATAAAGTTTTTTGTTCACATTTGTTAACATAGTAGGAGTTGCAGCCATTTTAATAATATCATTATAATCAGAAAAAGTTGTTCTTGTAATAACTTCATTTCCATTTATTGGATTTGATTGTACTTTATTATCAAATATGTTTAAATTATCCAAAAATGAACTGCTGACTGCTGCTACTGTTGATGGTTTTGAGGTATCAACCAACAATAAATATGGCTCACCATTTTCTCCTAATTTATTTTTATAATCTCCTAGAATTGATAAAGTTGAATTGTTTTTAACTAATTGATTTAATGTGAGATCGTATTTCTGAGTTTCATTAAGAGATTTAATTTTTGTTGCAATTTCATCATATAATACTTTCAATTTTAATATTAATTCGTATGTGTTTCGTGGCGGAGTATTAGGATTTGGTATAAGTGATGGTGAAGTATTTCCAGTTGCAATTAATGGAAAGTTAACAACATATCTAAATAATACATCTGTTAATGGTGCAAATGTAACTGCTACAAATTGTGCATCAATAACAAAATTACCATTTTCTGCTTTGAATTCAGAAGTATATTTGACTAAATGCAATTTATAATTTAATGCTCTGCCGTAATAACCTTTAATTGTAAGATAAAATATTGGTGGTGGAAAATCAAATAATATTCTGTATGGAGAATTTTCACGATTAAAAAATGCCATACCTCTAACGTCAATAAACTGAATACTTACTTGTGGTATAAATGATGAATTTATTATTACCTTAATATTGCTCATACCAAATCCTTCAAATTGAACATTATCGCCATTGCTGCCATCATAATATCTTGTGGTAAATTTCAAATAATCTGGACTATTTTTGTTTTGATCTACACCAATAAAATTAACCTCACCAATGTTTTTTTCTAATCCTGTTTTCAAGATGTTGCTTCCACTGCCCGTTTCGCTAGATGTTACTAAAACTGTTCTTTCTTTTCGTATTGCTCTTAGTTCCGCAAAAATGAACATATCCTGATATTGTGGAATACTATTACTGATGTTTGGATTAGTATTCACATCGTTGGGGTCAAGTAACATTATGTTACCATTGTTTATTATTGCCATTCTTCTGGTTTTTACTATAAATACGTAATTATAAAAAATGTAAAATAATAATGCCGATTAGATTATTTAAACTATTTATATTCAAAGATATTTAATATGGGCAACATATATCAATTAATAGAAAGCAAAATATTACAAAAAGATGAAACTGGATTTGGAATTTTAATTGAACATGATGCAGGTTATGTGAATACTGATTTGAATCCACAATTTATAACAGAAGGATTTGTTCTTAAACCAAATGAACCAGTTTTAATTAATTGTATTTTACAGAAGTGGGGTGTAAAGAATAAAAATGGTCGTATCTATCCTAAAGATGTTTTAGTACCACAGGTTAATATATATCAAGAATTAATTGATACAAATAGTGCTGTTTCAGAAGCAGACCACCCTGATTCAAGTATAATTTCTTTACAGAATATCTCTCATATGATCGTAAAGATGTGGTGGGGTAAAGGTGAACAAGAAAATGTTTTATACGGACAATTAAAAATACTTGTAACAAGAGGCTATATAAATTATGGTATTTGTTCAGTTATTGGTGACAAGATTGTTTTTTATCTTGAAAACAAAATAAGATTAGGTATTTCTTCTCGTGGCGTTGGTACACTTAAAGAAATTAGTGGTGAAAATCTTGTTCAAAATGATTTTGAGCTTATTGGTTTTGATTTAGTTGCTAGTCCAAGTACACCGGGTGGATATTTATTTCCTGAAAAATCAGGCGTTAAATTTGGTGAAAATTATGTGATGAAAAATGGTATTTATCTTAAAGAAGAAGATAATAAAATATTAAATGCTCTTAATAAGTTCTTATTATAAAGAATTTTTAAATGACAAAA